AGAAAAAAAGTGATATACAATTTATATACAATAAGAACCGTAAACAATGTCTTAGAGATATTAAAAAATTTAACAAACGACCGACACAAAAAAATATAGATAAGTATAAACTTACCGAAAGTGAAATCAACCTCAGTTATACTCATTTGAATTAAAAATTAAAAATTAAAAATATACAATGACGACCGAAAATCATAAAGTTTTTAACACTCTCAAGACTTATCTCAAAAATAAGGGGCAAGAGATTAGTAATGATTGGTATGTAAAAATCGAAACCCGGAAATCGGGTAAATCCGAGGGTTCGACCGATAATTATTTCTTTTCCCCAAATGGTACTCGGTTCAGGTCCATGATTGAAGTTTATCGGTTTTTAACGACCGGTGACAAATTCGAACGCGATGAAACGACAAAGTGTTTGAAAATCACGGAAGACAATACCGATGATATAATGGACGATTTGTGCGAACTTGTATCGAATTTGTATATAAACGATGATATTACAAATTTACGCGATATTACTTCATGCATGTTCAGAGTCGAGAAGAAAAAATGTACGAATTTTATCGAAGGAAAGTTACAAAAAACGAAAATTCAAATTATGGATGAAAAATTTAGAGTTACATTTCCAAAAAATACCAATCCGAAAAATATATCGCACTACTCAAAAGCTAACGCTGCAAATTTGGTACACAATTTTTTCAAAACCGAACCAACGTGTTTGGGGTGTGGCAATGAAAAAAGTGAAAAATGTAAGCTAACGCGTGCACATACGATAAAAGATCGACCCGAAATATTAGATCTAGCAATATCGGAATCGTGTACAGATGATGGATACCATTCCGATATGATCCTTAGAAAATTTATAGAGTTGCATAAAATGTATCCAGTATCAACTCTTTGTGATGCGTGTCATCGTATATTCGATAATAATAGAAAATTAAAAATAAACAAACTAATTAAAGAATAAACAACTAAAATCTATATATACTAATGACGACCTACAACCAAAAACCCTGTGAATTCAAATACAAAATCGACTCGTGTTCGAAAGTCGTTGATGGTGATACCGTCGACGTTCTTATTGATTTGGGGTTCGATGTACTCATTCGCCAACGCGTGAGATTGCTCGGTATCGATACCGAAGAATCGCGAACGCGTGATTTGACCGAAAAGGTTTACGGGAAACACGCCAAGAAACAGATTCTTAAATGGGTGACGAAGGCGGTCGAATCTGATAAGGACGATTGTGAAATTGAATTGAGATGTCAGGAACGCGACTCGGTAGGTAAATACGGACGCGCACTTGGTGAATTATGGGTATTCGAAGATGGTATCTGGACGAACGTGAACAAATGGATGTGCGAACAAGGCTACGCCGTACCATACGTCGGACAAAATAAGGATGATGTTAAGGAACAACACATGGTGAATAGACGTATGTTATCCGATCGAGGTGAACTCATCATTGATGAAACTGGGAAGTTTTTGTCATCTTAAATTAATTATATTTCACATAACAGTACATGTTCTATATAATTAAAAATATATGATACTATTAAAATGGAAGACGATAATACTGTTATAATTTTCAGTTTACTTGCACTGGTTGTATGTTGCTGCTGTTCATCGAGTTCTTTTTTAGTTACAGGTGGACTTCTCCTTACTAAAAAAGATGACGAAGACGAAGACGAAGACGAAGACGAAGACGAAGACGAAGACGAAGACGATCCATCTCAGTCACAGATATCAGGAATTCCTCATCAAATCATGAGTGGTACTGATGGTGACGGTAAAACGGTCCATCAGGACGTACCAGGGTGTGGTCGAATATGTTCAAGTTGGGAGTATGTTGGGCGTAAAGATAAAGGTACATGGGGACCATGGGGTGATAATCAAAATGGTATTGATTGTCCAGACGCCAAGTTAGACCAGGTATGGAAATTAACTGGGGGTTTGACGGATGGTAGACCAAATAGAGAACTTGCGGTTGGTACATTAAGCTCACAAGGATAAATATATCATTCTCCATCTTCCTGTGGTAAAATACACCCATCTTTAAGTTTTGCACCCTTTTCCGTACACCCAACGATATTTTTATCATCCGAAGTATCACCTTCGTATGATACACCATCCGTATTAGGGTAAAAGAAACATATATTTTTTAGATTATGTCTCGTTCTTTTTTGTTTTTCCGTTCTGTGACCCCACATTTTATACCCCATTTTAATTGCGTATAATCTACACTTTTCGAGGGTTCCGCCTAATTCATTTCTATTAATAGGGTTTACACTAGAATCAAACCCTTTTGTATAATCTATACCACTTTGTATTTCTGGTGAAATGTAGGTATCTAAAAGATACTTTTCAACTTTTACCCTATCTTTTTGAGATAAAGCTCGTCCGTACACAATAATTTCGTGAACGGCCCAATCACTCGATTCAGTTGTAGCGTGATCGCCCATATTTATAGTTATTTTACCGGGTTCCTGACCAACATAATTGGTACTACGTACATCACCATTCGTAAAAAATTGGGTTTTATACGCCGTAGTTTGAATCCATGTTCTACCGGAACCGTGTACATTTTCTGGGGGCGTTACCCAACCTTTATCACCATAATACGCGAGTCCCGTTTTACCCGCGTGCCAACCAGCTAACCAGTTTTTACCTTTAGCATCAAATATACGTCTCTTATTTTCACCATTATACCGGGCGACCGTAAAAAGTGTCCAATTCGAACCGCTAAAATCGAATGGTATTATTATACCATCTTCCGTACCCCCGTAAACGTACTTTCCTGATACTGGATCCACTGTCATTTTTAACAAACCCTTTAAATTATCATCTTTTATGTCATTACCATTACCAGAAACATCACGCCATTTTATACCATTTTCATCTAAAGATTGACCTGTATACCAACACTTAATACCATTAGGTAAAATTGTACCCGATACCGAAACGTCGACGTCTATTTTAGTTACACTATTTCCAGACTCGTCTGTAGTTGTGGTAGTATCACCATCACCGTAAACAAAAAGACCGGTGAGTGATCCTACTAATATAGATACGCAACATGCGAACATGAAGACAAGCATTAATATTTTTTGTGAACCACCTGCCATATTAACTTAAACTAACAAAAAAATTAGTAATGATATTTTCTAACCCATAAATTACATATCCACTTTTCACCCGAATTCACCGACGCACCACCGTGTAATGCTTTTTTGGTTACACACTCGTAATTGTTTAAAGTATTAAAGAACAAAGCGTCACCCTTTTCTAATCGGTACGATTTGTTTATGTTTGGAAACACAGTTTCACCACCTTCATACTCGTCATTCAAGGCAATTATGAATGTGTACATGCGTTTATTTTTATCGTCGGGAAACGTATCTTGATGTGGTTTATAAAAACCACCTGGTTTATACCGCAGAATTTGTAAATCTTCACAATTATGTAAAGGTCGATCCGTCATAGAAACGCATTTACGTATAAGTTTATCAACAACTGGATCTTCGGATGCTTTTAGCCACGCTGTTTCACTCTTTCGGATAGATTCGTCTATATCACGTCTTTTAGATACCGTCGATGTATGTAATTTTTTAGATGCAATATCTTGTATATGTTTACACTCATCTTCACTTAATACATTTTTTAATACTCTGGGTTTTTCATATATGGGTATGAAAAACCATATAATAAGTAAAAATGATACAAGTAATATAACTTTATTCATTTTCTATTATACTGCAATAATATTATTCTTCAATAAATATTGAGGTGGACACAAAAGTAAGTTTACTATTATATCTGTGTATCTTCCAAATATAGTATCGTAATGAATAATAAATGCTACAAACCAAAAGTAAAGTGAGACGAGGTAGTGTAATTTAGACATACCAAATGCACTTTTAATTACACTTATTATTAAGTTTACATCTAAATACTTTTTATCGTGAATATTCGATTTATAAATGATAACTATGGATAAAAAATTAAATACGAGTTCCATATAATCGAAACCACCTTTTAGTACGTACCCTAATCGTAGAAGATCTACGTGTCTGGATATATAAACAAGTTTATACATGGTTTCGTTTCTATGTAAATGGTAAAATACACTCGCTACGCTACCAAAATTCTCTAGAATCATAAATGGAAAAAGTGATGTAATTGCCGAAGCTAATTCTATTATTTCCATTTATGATGTAAACGACTCTCTTCTTAAAGTGCACGTAACAATATATAATAAGGTACCGAACAATTATACCTATTTCTTATTTTTGTTATGACTCTATTCGAATAATCAGCTAACGCGTGAACGGTACGCAATATCTCCTTCGTTTTAGTTGGATCAATCATCCATTGACGAAGTAAATCACCACACGTATCGGAAAACATTCCGTATATATTCCGTATATCCTCTAATTTACATTTATGTTTATCACGTCTTTGGAGTTCCTTCTTAAATTCGTCGTCGGATATAATTTTTATTAAATAGTCTACACGCAAACGTAGATTATCATCGTCACCAATACCGTCGTACCTATATATGATATCTCTATCCAATAGAGTAAGTTTATAACTCAGGTCTAATATATGTACATCCGCTTCGTTTGCTTCAAGTTCTGCGAACGTGGGACGTCCACCACATGGAATATCACCATGTTCCCTTGAACGTTTCTTGAATTCAAAGTAATGAGGGTTATGTACACGACCGGTTTCTATACGCCCCGAACGCCAATCAAATGCGGTATGACACTCGGTACACCACATTTGTGCACACCCATCTATTTTATGTATCATTGTACCACATTTAGGACACGGTTTAGTATCTTTGTTTATGAGTTTCATAGTTTCAACTGTTTTGGGATCGCAAACGTGATCAGAATCTATAATAACTTCATTACAATGCTCACAAAACTGTTGTACACATAACCCACATTTCGTATCTGTATCTAAAAAACCTCTACACTCTTCATATGGACACTTACGTGTAAACTTTCCACTACTGTTTGTAGTAACATTTAATTCGAGTGAATTTACCTTTTCTACAATTTCCTCTATATCTCTACGCATTTTAGCTATAGCATCATCATATTCAATTGTCGAATTACGCATATTTATCGCTTCTCTACGCATATCTCTCAAAAGAAACATTTGATCTAAAAGTTCAAAATACCGTAATCTGAGACTTTTCATTTTTATTCTATATTCCGCGTATGGTTGAGTTTCTGGCATTCGCGCCATTTCACGTTCGTATAAAATCTGTTCCCGATGTTTTCTATATTCAACATTCCTAAAACGTTTTGTACAAAATGAATCTATGAATTCACGATCATGTTCATGTTTACATTTCATACAATGTGGTTCTTCTGTAGTTGATAATAAATAGGTCTGGATACACGTTTTACACGCCTCGTAATTACAATGAGGACACGTAACTTTTTTACGTTGTGTTTTATTGTACTTATCACAACATACTGTGCACGTACTCATACTTATTATATAACGCGGGTTTTCTTTAATTATTTAATTTTAGTGGACCCTTATAATTTAAGAGTACGTTGCTTCAAAGTATGGATTTACGCATATATTTTTCCTTGACCCAATCTCTATCTTTTTTGAAAATTTTAGAAAGTTTTGGGTCTTTACGTTTGAACAAAATCATAAGTACATTCAGTCTTCTGAAAAGACCGAGCGGTGGTTCACCCGCGCGTACGACTTTGGCGAGTGCCCTGTGTCTCGCGAGTTCGGATTTTTCTCTCACATCGACGTATCCTTGTTTTGAAAGGTACCCTGTATCACTTATTGGAATTTTCATTTATTTAAACTTGGGATTTTTTTCTAGTTTCCCTTTGTGAAACAAAACAGGATTATATAACGAACCGTCTACATAATACACTTTCGTATACCATGACATTGAATTTGTATCCCACACTTGACGTCTTTTTAACCCGCATTTATATATGAGTTTTTCATGCATGTCATCACGACTCCCCTCAATTTTACCCGATTTGTTTCCCTTAACGATAGTTTTTGCTTTCTTTTCATCACTAATAGAACGCGCGTAGTTTATCAAAACTCTGTGCATGTTTTATTATTGATTAGAACATTTCTTTTATATATGATTAATTTATTTCTGGTACTTTGTTTGTTTATTTAATTGTGCAATTCGGGTTTTGACTGCCATTTCGGATATTCCCTCATTAATATTCTTTTTGAGTCTACTTACATTTTTAGCCGCGCGTCCTTTCATGGTATTATTCACCAATTTCTTGAGATTCGCCTTTTTATTTATTGGCGGAGGAGGTGGCTTTTTTGCTTTCATGTTTCTTTCCATGTTACCCTTGATTCTTTCAAATGCTTGATTTGCACCCATACCCGATGAACCAGTTAAAATTCCTTTTCTCCACTGTGTAAGATTTGCACTATTTATGTATTTCTTACGATCGGCTTTCGACATATTTGGGTACGTTGTAGAAATATACGTTGCGAGTTGTTTCTTAACTTCTTGACGTTTCTTTTTATTCGCCGCTTCGTCATAATTACCGTTCAACTTTTCAGATTCGATTGTTTTCTCAATACCTGGTGCAACATTTCGGATTTGAACGCTGTAATTTTTGAGTTGGTTCAGTAATTTATTTTTAACTTTTTGGTCCATTTGTGTAGATTTAACCTTTTTAGTGAGAGATGCACGCATTTGTGTATTTTGTGCAGCTTTCTTTTTATTTTCAGCCTCTTTTTTCTTCTTTTCTTCGTCCTCCTTTTTCTTCTTTGCGAGTGCCTCTTCCTTCTTTTTTGCGATCATTTCTTCCTTCGCCTTTCGATTCGCTTCTTCTTTTTCCTTCGCTTTTCTCTCTTCTTCTTCCCTTTTCTTTCTTTGACTTGCAAGTTCCTTTGCCTTTGAAATAGCATTTTTCTTTACCATATTAAATTTATCACCTTTTTCAAATCGTTTAAGAAACTCCATTTTATTTGCATTCGTTAAATTTTTAGAATTGTTTAAGATCTTACTCAATAATTGCTGTTGTTTTTCCCTTTCTTTTTCTTTTATCAAACGGTTCGCTTCTTCTTCCTTTTTCTTTCTCTGATCTGCAAGGTTTCGAATTTTACCAACAATATTTTGCTTTAACGCGTTATAGTTTTCACCATTTTCGAAACGTTTAAGGTACCCCATTTTATTCATATTTGTGAGGTTTTTAGAACTATTTAAAAGTTTACTCATGGCTTTTTGACGTTTTTCTTTCAGTTTCTTTTCCGCCTTTTCATTTGCTAAACGTTTTGCCTCTTCTTTCGCCAATCTTTTTTCTTCACGTTCACGTGCAATTCGCTCAGCCTCTTCCTTTTCCCTTTCTAAACGGTTTGTCTCTTCCTTATTTTTTCTCAATTTTGCGAGTTCTTTCGCCTTTGAAATTGCGTTTGCCTTTACGGTATTTACATTTTCACCATTTTCAAATCGTTTAAGAAACGCGGCTTTATCTTCATTTGTTAAATTTTTAGAGTTACCCAAAATTTTAGTTAATCGACGACGTTTTTCTTCACGTTCTTTTTCCCTTTGTATTTTATTCGCTTCTTCCTTCGCCAAACGGTTTGCTTCTTTTTTCTTTTGTGCCTCATTAAATAAACGTTTTGATTCTTTTCCCTCGCGGTTTGCTTCATTCTTCGCATTTTGGTTCGCCTTTTCTTTCGCCAATCGGTTCGCTTCATTCTTAGCATTTTGGTTTGCCTTTTCTTTCGCCAATCGGTTCGCTTCATTCTTCGCATTTTGGTTCGCCTTTTCTTTCGCCAATCGGTTCTCTTCTTCCTTAGCTTTTCTATTCAATTCATTTTTCTCTTTTTGAATTCTATTTCTTTTCATATTTTGCGCCTTACGAATCGCATTACCCTTTACCGTATTGAAATTTTCACCTTTATTGAGTCGTTGTAAAAATGGAAGTTTATTTTCATTCGTCATATTTTTAGAGTTGTTTAATATTTTACTTAAAAGTCTTTGTTGTTCGTTTCGAATACGTTTCTTTTCTTGATTTTCTAACATTTCTTTTTCTTTTCTAACGCGTTCCTCTTTTAATTGACGAGCCTTGTTGATAACATTAGTTTTTAACGTGTTAAAATTATTACCACTATTAAACCTCTGTCTAAACACGTTCTTTTCCGCATTGTTAAATAAACCAGAATTATTCATAATTTTATTCATGAGTTTTCTTTGTTCACGTCTTTGTTCATTTTTATACTCGGCTTCCGCTTTCATTTTTTCTTCAAGTTCGCGATTCTTCCTTTTCTTTGAAAGATTACGAGCTTTTTGTATAGCACTTTCTTTTAATGTATTGAAATTATTACCCGCCTCGAGGCGTTGCATAAACTCGCGTTTATCATCGTTCGTAAAGTTCTTTGAATTATTGAGAATCTTTTGTAATAATTTCTTTTGATCCGCGTTTCTAAACGATATTTCACCTTGGTTACGTGCATTTTTTATCTTTTTCATTTCATCTTCAACATTCTTTTTCACTGTATTGAAATTCCTCGTCTTTTCAAAGTTTCGTAAAAATTTAGCTTTCATGGAATTATTGAGATTTTTAGAACTATTAAGTAAAACACTCAATTCTTTTAATTTTAAATTGTAATTTTTACGATCTGCGTTCTTTTTATTAACTATACCAAGTATTTCTCTTTTCAAATTAGATATATCTTCACCTGCATTAAGTCTATTTATATACGTAGTCTTATTGTTTACGTTTTTATTTTCCAAAAACGATACAAGATTTGTTTTAAGGTTTTCGAGTTTACTTTTCTTGATATCTCTATCTTTTTGGATAGCTAATGTTTTAGCATTATTCAATTTTCCATTCGAGTTAAATTTACCTAAAATTTCATTTTTGTTCGTATTTGTTAAGTTTGTAAGTTCACTCAAAATTTTCTGTAACTCGTTACGATTTTGTTCTAATTTTATTTTTTGGTTTTGAATACGTTGTTCATTTGTTATTTTTGAAGAAACTATACCGTTAATGTACGTCTTTACATTATTAAATTTAGTACCTTGTTTTACCTTATTATACGCACTCGTTTTTTCCGAGTTGTTTATGTATTTACTTACATTTTCTCGGTTAAGATAGGTTCGTAATAAAATTTCACTTTCTTTTATTTCAGAGTTACGCTGTTTAATGATATCTGGACCATCTACGTTACGACTAGGTGGACCTTGTACAGGCCCTTCAGTTACTGTAACTGATTTTTTTGGTATAAAAATTTTATTTAAAAAGGATGGTCTTTTTGGTTTTTTACTTGTAAACGCTTTTATATTTGTTTTTGGTAGAGTGTTTGTAGACGTTTTTATGTTACCCCCGTTTAAAAAACGTGGTTTTTCGTTCTTTTTTATTTTAGAACTCAAGTTGTTACCCCTGTTCAAATTGTTGCTGAGTCGGGTCCCGTTGTTCAAATTGTTGTTGAGTCGGGTGCCGTTGTTCAAATTGTTGTTGAGTCGGGTGCCGTTGTTCAAATTGTTATTGAGACGGTTCCCATTGTTCAAATTGTTATTGA